GTGACCATGTTCAAGGGCTGCCCCAAGCATGCACCGGGACAGATGCAGTGCCTGATCGTGAACCTGAACCACCCACGCTTTATTGACAGCCTGACGGGCACATCGGCCCGTGCACAGAGTAAGATCAGCCTCGCAGTTTTAGGAGCAACCGCATGAGCATTGACAGCATTGAGTTGTGGCACCGCAGGGCTCGCCCTGAGCCCACGCCAGAGAACCTGAACGTGCAGCTCGGCTGCCATGTCGAGGAGTTCATCGAGATGCTGGACGCTGTAAAGTTCAACGGCACGTGGACAAACCTGCGCTATGAGCTGGTGCTGCTGGCTGATCGCCTCAAGGCGAACATGGAGAGTGCTGAGATTGTTGACCGCAAAGAGTTCCTCGACTCGATAGCCGACCAGATCGTCACATCTGTGGGCGTAGGCCACTGTGCAGGCATGAAGACTTCAGACGCTGTGGATGCAGTGTCGAGGTCCAACTGGAGCAAGTTCAACGACGAGGGCTTCCCCATCTTCAACGAGCATGGGAAAATAGCGAAGGGGCCAAACTACAAGCGGCCCTATCTCGAAGGTCTTTACTGAGGAATCACCATGCCACGCGCATATAATTTTAAGCCCGTGCACAAGACGTGCCGTGCGTGTGGCGTAGACTTTATCGGGCACAGCAATAAGCAGTACTGCACTACGACTTGTCGCGACAAAAGCGACGAGTATCAGCAGGTGCGGCAGAAATTGCGTAGCTCGAACCTAGACTACTTCTTACGCGAAAAGATATTTTTGGCGATTAGGCGCGGCAAGCACCCTGTAGAAGTAGTCGCAGACGAACTGAAATTTTTATGGGACAAGCAAGGGGGGTTGTGCGCTTTGTCAGGTGTGCCTAATTTTGGTGTGAAAGGATTTTATATGCCACGCAATTACCGTGCTGAGTATGACCGGTATCAGGGAAAACCCGAGCAGATCGCAAACCGTGCAAAGCGCAACGCTGCCCGTGCCGAGATGGAGAAGAAGGGCGTGGTGTCAAAGGGTGACGGCAAAGACGTTGACCACAGAACGCCTATTGCCAAAGGCGGCGGTAATGGGAACGGCAACCTGCGTGCAGTACCGAAGTCCCAAAACCGCTCCTTTGCCCGGACGAAGACCGCCCGGATGAAGTAATTACTTCTTGGCCTTGGGCTTTGCGCCCTTGGCCTTGTCGTGAGCTACCATCTTCTTGGCAGCTTTCACTTGGATTCCGAGCTTCTTTGCAAAGCCCGGATCGTGCGCAGCGGCCCGCATAGTGCGGGCTTGCTTTTCTGAGGTGAAGGGCATCACTTCGCCTTTTTGGTCTTGGCCATCTCGGAGCGGACAATCCCACGGATCATCTTCTCCATTTCGACAGCCTTGATTTTCTTTTTGCGGTCTTCGATCTTCTCTTCTTGCTTGTCGAGCTTCTCGTAGGCAGCACTTTTCTTGCCGTTCATCATGTCATTTTGCCTTGGCCTTGGCTTTGGCCATGCAAGCGCCCATCTTGGCGCACTTGGCTGGGTTAGGGCACTTGGCACATGGCTTGAAGGGGGCAGCTTTTTTACCTGCGGGGGCCTTGGCCATCATAGTTTTTCCGTACATCATGGGATTCTCCAGTTGGGTTTAACGGTGCTTCGCGGTTTTTGCAGCGATCTTTTTGGGTTGCGCTACAAATTGTTTCCCCGCAGCTTTGCCAGCGCGTTTTGCACGCGTTGTTGCAGCATACTCAGCAGGGCTAAGGCTTTTGATTGCAGACTCAGGTAGATACCTTTCGCCCGTGTCAGATGATCGTTTTCCACTTTTGGTTCTCCAGTTCTGGTCAGTCCAGTCTTTGAGGGATTTTTGAGGGGCTTTCAATCTCTGTACCCCCCGCCAGCGGCCTTGTACTTCTTGGCCACAAGCTGCGCCTTGCGAGCGCTCCACTGCCCTGCACCAGTGCCTTGGGTGGCAGCGGCCTTGACCTGTGACACGATCCGCTTGCGCAGCTCGGGCTTGGTGTAATTGCCAGCGGCGTTCACCGTGGACTTAGATTTGGTTGCCATGTCAGCACTTCCATGCACGCAACGACTTGTTGATGCGGCTGTTGGGGTCTTTGGCGGTCTTGGCGCTGGTCAGCTTCTCCTTCATGCCTTCCATGCGGGCACAGAACGAGTCGCGTCGTGGGCCACCCTCGGGCTGAGGAGCCTTGAGCCCCGGCTTGCCGGGGTTCGCCTTGTTGTAGGACGCACGCCCCTTGGCGTTGAGCCCGCCCTTTTCAGACTTGCCCTCTTTGCGCTGCCATGCTGGTGTCTTTGCCATTACTCTTCTCCTCGTGCTTTAGCGATCTGCTCTTGCATACGGGTACGCAAGTCGTTGAGTTCAGCGTCAAGTGCTTCGTAGTCAGGGTAACCCTTACTGTACTCCAGACGCTTGGCTTTGGCTATGGCGGTGTCGAAGTCGCGCTTGATGTTCTTGACTTCTTTGCGCTGGTAGAACGCGGACTCATCGACGTTGAACTGGTACAGACCCAAACCGCCCAAGTTGCGTGCAAGGAACAGTGAGCTCTTCTCCACGCCTGTCGGGCCAGTCACACCAGCAGCCAAGTCACCTACGTTTTTCCAGAAGTTGGCGTTGACCGCAGCGGGGGCCATGGTGTTGTACACAGCTTTGCCGGTGTTGACCAGCTTATCCCACTGAGTATCTGTAGGATCGTGCATAGGCTTGCCTGTAAACGGATCGTAGCCGTTCATGGCCGACAGCAGCGTAGTCAGCGGGCCGCTAGGCGTAGCAAAACCGGGAATCCACTCTTGGCCTGCCAGCTTAGATTCGCCGGGTGGCGGCTGGAACAGGGTGAACATGGGGATGTACTTGCCGAGGTTGAAGTACACAGGATTCTGGTCATCGCCAAGGAACGGCAAGCGCATGTGCATGTATGGACCCAAACCGCCCCATGCACGGTCACGCAGATACTCAGGTGCCACCTTGCGCTTTTCTTCTTCGTCTTCGCCACCACCAAGTGCGGCCTGCATCAAAGCGTAGGTCATCAGCACGTTGGCCATGGCCCATGGCTTCTCGATAGCGATGCGGCCCAGCACGGGCATGATGGCGTAAGACCACGAGATAAACGGCATGAACGACTGGCGCATGGCGCGGATAGCGCGGGCGTCGATGTCATAGTCCAAGAACAGTTTGCGACCAGCCAAGCCAGCCTCTTCCAGTTGCTCAGAGCTCAAGGTCTTGGAGCCGTCACGCACTTGGATGTTGCCAGCTACGTTCAGGAATGCAGCCAGACGGAACACGTTATCTTCTGCAGCATACAGCTCAGAGGCCATGTTGTCGTACTTAACCAGCTGTGCTTTGGCTCGCTCATAGGCGCTGAACGACTTGAGCTTGGTAATGTACGAGCTGTCGCTGTCAGGCGTGATGGCTTGGTTCAGCTTGTCGTAGACGGTCTTCTTGACCTCAGTGCTGGAAAACTGACCGAGCACGGCACCGGAGGCGTAGAACGCCTTCATCAGCGCCAAGTCCTCTTTGCTCATGCTGTCTGGGTTGCGCTCGAAGTCCAAGAACATCTTGGCTGAACGCCCCATAGTGCTTGGCGAGATACCGTGCAGGATGGACAACGTGATGTTGGACAAGATGTTGGTGACGTGCGTGCCGGGGTTGTATACGGTCTTGGACTTCTTGAAGAAAGCCATCACGTCGTTGAACGCTTGGATGTTCACCAGCGGCGAGCGGTCGTGCATGTCGAGCATGGAGTTCCACACAGGGCCGGGGATGATCTTGCCAGCCAGAGGGCCGTAGGTCTCACTCTCAGGCAGCTTGACCCAGACGCCAGTGCGCTGTGCTCTCCAACGAATTTGCGGCGACTTGGACGACTCGTCAGACACTTCGAGCAGTTTCTCTTTGGTGATGCGTGCTTCAGGATACGCGTCGTTGAGCTCTTTTACGCTGTTAAACGCGACTGTGCCAGAAGTGGCTTCGCCGTTGTTACGACCGATTTTGGCGATGCCGTCCAAGAAGTTGCGGCTGGCAAACGTGTGTGCCAGTGCAGCGGTGGTGTTCAGCAAAGCAGCGGACAACTCTTCGGTATCCAACTCACGCTTGGCTTCGCTAACCGTAGCTTTGCTCGACGTGAACTGGAACGCACCCTCTTTGTACTGCGACATTTTCCAGACGCGGTCTGTGGCGACCTTGGCACCTGCAGGTACGAGTCCGTTGTTGAACTTTTCGATAGAGATAAAGCCAAACGGGACGGTCTGCCCTTCATCTTCAAACAACTGGTACAGCGGATCGTCGATGTCGACGCGACCGTCAGCGTCTTCTTTGAGGTAGTACTTGAACTCGTCCAGCGAGGTCTCAGCACGGCGCTCGATACCCAGCATGGACGCGAGCTTTTTTACACCAAACGTAGAACCAGCGACTTGGCCAATGTTGTCGGGATGCAGCAGGTATTGTGAAAACTTGACGTTCTGGAACGCTCTGCGCTCTGGCGAGTTGGCGGGTAGCGAGTCAATGTACTGGTTCATCAGCGTCTGCAGGTTCTCAGCAATGGCCTTGAAAGCAGCGCCGTTCTGCACCCCATCGAGAGCCTTCTTGTTGCCATCCATGAAAGCGAGGAATGGCTTAGCCAGCTCAGGGTGGCTCATCAAGTGCTGGGAGATGCGCTCCATCTGCAGGTAGCCAGTGTTCTGCATGAACTTGAACCGCTCGATCAGGTCGTTGACTAGTGAGCCGTTGCTGAACTTCGAGTTGAAATTCAGAATCATGCGCTCCAGCGTAGGCACGTTTTGGCGGATGTACTCAGCAGCCTTGGCACCAGACCCTCTAATCATGGAGGTAATTGGCAGGTCTTTGCCGTTGACGCGGCCAAGGCCGATCAACTCGAACGCAATTTGCGTAGGTGTCTTAAACGCCCCGGGGCCTTTGGCGAACGCAGAGGCATCAGCCCAGCCAGCTTCTTTGGCCGCAGCGTCAAGAGATGTGACTTCGGCCTTGAGGATTCGTCCAGTAGCTTTGCCTACCTGCGGGGTCTCAGCCGCCTGCTGAAGCAGTCGGAAGCTACCCATGAGCACGTCACTGGCAGCGGTGTTGTTCACACCCAGCATGCGGCGTACGGTGGCCAGCATCATGTTCCAGACGTCCTTGGCTGCCTGCACGAAGGATGCAGGAGTACCCTTGGATGGCATGGCCTCCAGCGCTTTGCGGAACTCGACCAGCGTGTTACCGTAGGAAATCAACTCCAGCACTGCATCCAGTTCGCGTTTACCTGCGACCAGATCGGCCAACACTTTTTGCACCTCAGCGGCTTTCTCGCTGAGCTTGGTCGTGTCGTATTTCACGACTTGGTTCACTGACTTGACCAGCTGTCGCACGATCGGGTCTTTGGGATTGCTGTGCACAAACCACTGCAGCGCGGCGTGCAACGCTTCATGCAACGCAACTTCTGGGGAAGCTGTGGGCGACATGGTCACCGTGTTGTTCTTGGGGTCGAACTGCGACTTGCCTTCTGCAAATACGAGCTTCGGTGGGTTCTTGGTGTTCTTAAAAACTTCAGACACGGCCTTGGCAATCATGCGCTCGAACGGTGTACCGCTATTGCGGATGTAGTTCAGCACACCCTGCAGGCCTTTTTCCGGCTTCATGAACTTATTCTGTGCATAGCCGTCCTCAGCCGCGAGTACTAGCGGCTGCTCAAATCCTTGGCCTTGCTCTTCAGTCGATGTACGAACTCCGCCACCACGTACGTCAAGAATGTCTGAGTCAGTACGGAACGTACCGCGTTTTGCTGCGGACCAGCCTTGGGCCAGACCGAGGTCAAGTTTCTCCAACGCTTTGATCTCAGTGTCAATCGCCAACGCCTGTTCGCCGTCTTCCTTATCAAGCGCACCAAGCTGGTCCTGTAGTGCCTGTTTTTGAGCGGCGAATCTGTTTTTGTTTATGCGGATAAGCGCTTCGACGTTTTTAGCTGAGTTACCAGCAGCTTGACCCAGTGCAGTCAGAGCGGATTGAGCTTCTTTCCTGAGTGCCTCTACTTTGGCAACGGTTACTTTAGCACGAGCTTCAGCTTGTGCTTCCTCGCCTTTTTGCGGGAAGTTCTTAGTAGTCTTGAGCGTTGTGCGGCTCTCAGATGGCACCATGTTGCCAGCTGCGTTCAGATAGGCAAGGTACTTATCGCCAAAGTCCCTCGCTGCTTGCGCAAGTTTAGCGCCCTGCTCGTCACGGCTTTTCTTGCCTGATGTAAACATGTTGCTGGCAGCAGTAAGCACCTTTGCTGTAAACGTAGGACGACCACCGACGTTAATACGCCCACCTTGAACAGACGCGTTCAGGTTATTTGCAGCGCCACCAACAATAGGTCGAAGACCAAGTTCGTCGATAATTTTTTGCGTTTCAGCGCTGTCTTCATCTTCTGCCTCTACTGCTGCGGCAGGGGCTGCTGGTGTTTTCGCTCGTTGCGTTTCTGCTTGCTTGGCTTGAGAGGCTTGAGTGCCACTTGGTTCTCCGGTAGTTATGGTGGAAGAAACACCCGCTGCAACCGGTGCAGCGGGCGAAGCGGCGGCAACTGCGTTTGATGCGCCGACAGGAGTAACGGGTTCTGCAGCGGGAGCTCCGCCGCGCTGGGCTGCGCGGTCAATAATCCGCTGCATGATGGCGGCTACGTTGCGACGGTCAGCGTCGGTTTCAGCGATGTCGAACACGGCTTTGGCCTGCTTGACGGCACGGTTTTCTTCGGGAGTCAGATCGACACCTACAGGGATAGACGGTGCAGCGACAGGAGCTGGCGCAGCGGGGGCTTCTGCAACGGGAGCCGCAACTGGTGCTGCCTCGGGTGTGGCAGGCTGTGTAGCAGGCTGTGTGGCACCCATAGGCGCTGTTGGCAAAATGTTTTCGATGGGGCCGGGGGCAGCCTGTGCGGTAGATGGAATACCTTGTGGGTAAGCACCGCCACGTGGGCCGAACATTGCCTGCTGCTGTGCCAGACCGCCAAACGCCTGCATCGCAAGACCTTCGACACCAGCCTTGGTGCGCTCAGAGATATTAGCGTCTGCGCGGACACGGTCAAACAACTCAGCGATTTGTGGCTGCTGTGTGGGATCACCCATGTCTTTGCCGAGCAGCTGGCGATACATAGACGACTGGCGAGGGAGACCGAGACTGTCCAGCAGACCTGCAGTGATGCGGGTCTGGAACGTGGGCTCAGCAGGTGCAAACAAATCGCCTTGACGCTCATCTTCAACAGGCACGGCCCTCTGGCCACCACCGCCGAACAGATCAAGCTGCTCGCCAGCTACGGGCGCTGGAGGGGCTTCGCCGCCACGGGTATCGAACAGGCCGCGCTGCGTAGGAAGGGGCTCAAATGCCGTATCCGCCAATGGTGCTGGGCGACGACCCTGAATATCTTGCAGACGCTGTGCTGCCTGCTCAGGGGTCATGAGCACGTTGTCGCCACCAGTCAGATCGGTTTCGCCTTCTGCGCCAGTTACAGGTTGGTCAGAGGTGATGGTGCCGTCAGGCTGGATGGTTACTGTGGGTTCTTTGCGGGTGCCAGCAAGGGTGGATAGGCCAGCACGTACAGAGCCACCGCCCAAGAACGCCTTGGCACCAGCAACGCCGTATTGATCCAGCGCCTCGGCGCTTGTGAGGTCTGCGGTTTCGCCAGTTACGCCGTAACGCTCCAGACCAGTCTGTGGAATTTCTGTGATGGCCTCTTCCAAGCCGCCACGGACAAACTGTTTGCCAGCGTTCTTGGCAAAACCTGTACCAGCAGCACGCTGCAAGAACTCAGTGCCTTCGCCAGCCACACGCAGGGCGACACGTTCGGCACCGCCAAAGCGCTCAAGCAGTGCTGCAGGAATAGTGACTGCCAGTGCACGACCACGCTCGTCAATGCCTTCTGCGCGTTGTTCCGTGCGGATGCCGCCGTAGGTTTGTGCAACTGTGGGGGCGAGGCTACCAAGGAATTGGCCTGCTGCGACGCCTGCTGGGCCAAACGGCAAACCGAGCAAACCTCCCACCACACGACCACCCAAGGCCAAGCCCACTTGCGGAGCTACTTCGCCAACAGCTTCGCGGGCTGTGGTGAATGGACGAGACAGCACGTCATCGAACGACCGAATCTCGCTTGGGTTGCGTTGTACAACACCGGCACCATACTGCTCGATCTCGCTGCCAACTCCTTCAGCACCAAGGTCACGCAGCGTAGAGCCAACGCCAGACACAAACTGCCCAGACGCACGGCGTACGTCAGACATGAGACCGGGGGCGTTGGGGCGCTCTGCAGGCTTTTCTGGCTCTAACCCAAAAGCCCCACCAAAATCGACTGTAGACAGTGAGCCGAGACCTTTGAAGTATTCCATGAAAATTCCTTGCGCGACGCGTTGGCCCTAGTTTAGCGGATGTTGCGCTGAATTGTCTGTAGTTCTAGCGCTTGCTCTCTAGGCAGTTGCCCACGAACTCTGTCGTATTTCCGCACAAGTTCCACAGGGCTAAGCGTCCTAGCGTCAGCAGCGTAATCGGCGGCCAATCGGCTTTGTGCTTGTGCTGCAAGGCGAGCACTTTCTGCTTGTGTGGCCGTAGCTTGCGCTCTTGCTTCTTGGGCTATGGCAGCACGGGAACCAGCAGGTGGGACATATGGCGCAGGCTGTGCACCACTTGTGAGCCCTCTGGGCGGCTGCGCCTGTGGCTGCGTTGCCGCTGCCGGAGGTGCAATATACGGAACACCAGCTTGCGCAGCTGCAGCCTGAATTGCAGGCTCAGGCATTTGCCTTCTACGTAAATCCGCGATAGCTTCTGCGCCTTTACCAGCTTCCTGCGCTTGGACAAGACCGGACACCACTGCTGCTGCAGTTTCACGACCTTTGCTACGAGCCAAAGCTGCCTGAATTTGCCCCGGCAACGCTTCGAGAACTTTGGGGTTGGCCGTGTCAGAGCCAGCAATCTTAGTAATGGCGGCGAGTTCAGCCTCAAGAGCTGGGTCTTTCTGGGCACCCAACACCAAGGTTTTGAAAGCGGGCTGAGTTTTTCTAAGCCTACGGCACCGGCTTGTGCATTTTTGAGCTTAGTTCCAGCCTTAGACTCTTCAATAGCAGCTGCGTTTTTATCTAGCGTAGACAACGTAGTCAACGTAGCAAACGGGTTTTGGTCAATCATGTTGATAACACCACCGACCAAGGACATCATGTTTTTATGAGTACCATACTCAGGCAGCACGCGGTCGCCGTACATCACAACGAAACTACCATCCTTAGCCTTGGTAACCTTGGGCGTGATGTTGTCAGTTTTGTCTGGGTCAAACTTAGCAGCCAAGAAGTTGTTGAACGTAGTATCCCCGCCCATCGCGGCTTTGCTTAGGTCGCGCTTTAGGTCTTTAATTTCCAAAGTGTTAACCGCGTCTTCAGCCTGCAGAAACTTAGTTGGGTCGAGCTTGAACTCACCGGCTACGTTGGAAATAATAGCGGCGGTAAGCGGGCCATCTTTGCGAAGCGTCTGCAGCTTCTCACGTGCGGAGGAAATGCTAACTTGTTCCGCAGCAACTCGCTGTGCCTCAGCAATAGTTAAGCCTTGGCTTACAAGTGCGTTTTCCAGCTGCTTTATTTCGAGCGGTCTGCGGGCAACGCGGTCGGCTTCTGCAGCTTCTTCTCGTTTATCACGAGCCAGACCTCGACGCAGTTCGTCAGCTTGTGTTTCTAACGCTGCAGCACCACGGACATCACCGTAACTGCCGAGAACACGTGCAGCTTCTTGCATCTGCAAACCGCGCAGTTGCGTAGGATCAAATTGACCTGCTACACGACGACCACCGTAATCCTGCACCTGCTGTGGATTAAACGCCATAGGGGCTGCTGGCACGTCACCTTGCAAGTCCAGACCAGCTTTAGGCACTGCTTGGTAGCCAGTAAACACGCCTTGTGTTTGGCCCTCGGCTGCGGGTGCGTATTGCGGAACGATGTCGTACGCTCCGGTTTTAGCCAGTTCTTCCAGCTGTTGCCCTGTCTCGGCTGTGTAGCCCTGCGAAGTTTCTGGCTTGGCATACGCCTGAGCTAGCTCGTCTTCCATGCGTCGTTTACGTATGGCTTCACCAAATTGAAGACCGGTTTGCATGCCACCGGCGAGGCCTTTGAAGAAATCTGCCATGGTCTACCTCTTATGGTTTTTTGCCTGCTGCACCAAAGCCACCGCCAGCATAAATGCCAAGGCCAGTGCCGACAATGGTTGCGAACGGGTCAGCTTGTGCCATACCTGCGTTGTACGCGGAAGTCTGTGAGTTGAGGATGCCGCCATAAGTCTGGCCAGCTTGCTGCATACCTTGCTGGTACTGAGTTCCGGGTGCCATGGAAGAAGCCAGACCAGCGGAGCCTGCGCCTGTAGCGCCAGAGTACGCAGCGTTTGCTGCGCCAGCCAGACCACGGCCAAGGCCAGTGACTTCGAGGCGACGGGCATAGCCCATCTGCTGAGCTTGGTTGCGAGCACCAGTCATAGCGTTAGCGCGGCCTGCGGCCAGACCCAGCATGTTCTGAGACTGCAGCGCCATACCAGCGCCAGAGTTGGGGTTCACACCACGGGAAGCAGCGGCGCGAGAAGCGGCATCTTGCATCACACCAAAGGCGCGACCAGTTGCAGCAGCGGCATCACGAGCTTGTTGTTCGCGGTAGCCCTCGGTGCTGAATCGCTCTGCGTCTCGGACAAGACCCTGCTCCAGTGGCCGGAAGGTCTGCTGCTGGTAGTTGTAGTAGTCCTGAGCCTGCTGCATCTGTTGCTGTTGCGCAGCCATCTGTTGGTTAGCTACGCGCTCGGCCAATGGTTTCATCTCTGCATACTGCTGCCGGGAGAACGCCAACTGCTCTCGACCGAGAGCTTCCATACCACGATAGTCTGGTGGTGGAGGACTAGATTTACCGCCCATGATTTACTCCTTGCGCAGCCACCGACAGGTGTCAGGCCGCATTACCAAAACGTGCATGTCGGCACCGGGGGCACCGTCTTTCATGACGAACTCTTCCTCAAAACCGAGGTGTTTGTCAAATGCCAGTATTTTAGGCTCATTTGATGGAACCATGCCAGTCAATCTTTTCAGCCCGCAGTGCCTGAACGCGTAATCGCACACCGCTTGGAACAGCGGAATGATGGTTTTTGTCTGCTGGGCGATGGCAATGTGGCACGTTGCGTTGGCTCCGTTGTAGTTGTTGATGACCACACCAGCCAAGATATTGTCACCACTCATCACGCCAATGGCGTAGAAGCTACCCCAGTCAGCGTTCTGGTTGACCTGCGCGGCGACCCATGCGCCGATGCGTTCTTTCTGGTCATAGACAAGGTGGGCCATGCGTGGATTATGGCTTACTGGGGCGGGGTTGGCCACACTACATTAAGCGGGTCTTGGCTGGTAATGTCACGCAGCGCTTGTCGGTACGGCTCCCAAAGAGCCTTGGTTGCAGCAGAGATGTCAGCCAATTGAGTCCAGTCAGACTGAGCAATCAGGTTGTTTCGGATGTTTCGTACCTGCTCAAGCGCATACGCAGAGTCGAGCTGCCAAGACTTGGCCTCGTAGTCAAACACATGGTTGCTGCTTGGGCGCGGAGGCTTTTCAACCACTGCGCCGTTATCTACGTAGTGCGTGCCCCAATGCCCTTTTGCACCCTCCAGCAGAGTACACCCAGTCGGCACAGGCTGGATAGAAACGACAGAATCGTCGCACTCGCCAAACGAAACAATCTTGCCAGTTGCGTCGTAAATAACGTACGTAGTAGCGCTCATCGCTTGGCTCCCATTATCACGATGGTAGTCTCTACCGCAGGTGCAGGGTTGCCATACACATCACTGACGTTACAAATAATAGTGTGCGTTCCAGCAGTCATGGTCATATAGTGAATGATCGGCAGTGTAATTGTTGGAATCACGCCGCCAGCGCTGTTAGAAAATGTCTCTTTGACTTGTACGTAGTTGTCGAACAAACGGATCGTACATCCACCGGATACCAAGACCACGCCGCTGCAAACGCCCCACAGCAAAACATTAGTAGTCTCAGCAAACGTAACTGTTGTTATCGCCTGCGATCCAGAAGCAGAGCTAACTTGGGGCACAGTTACAGCGTTGCCTGCAATGTTAATCGTATTGACTGCGTTGATAGCGCTTGCCGTAAGCGTGCCAGAAAAAGTTCCAGTTGCAGCAGACAACGACCCCGCAAATGAACCAGTGGCAGCAGATAACGCCCCGGCAAAACTTGCATCGCCGTTGCTACCGTTCAACACAAAAGTCGCCGCCCCAGCAGAGTTATAAGCCACGAGGCCGTTAGCGGTAAGTCCAACGCCAGACCCACTTGTGCGCACACCAGACGAGTTCCAATTGAGCGTTCCAGTGGCCAGACCCCCGGGACCAGACAGTACGTTGCGGGCGTCATTGTCGAGCTTAGTTGTCAATTCACCGACGGCAAAGTCGGCTGTGCCCTGAGCCGTAGATGCTGCGCTTGATGCACTATTGGCTGCAGACAAAGCTGAGTTTGCTGTATTTACAAGCGTGGAACCGGCAGTCCCAGCAACGGAACCAGTGAAGTTTCCAGTGCCCGCATTCAGGATGATGTTGCC